GCAAATGTTTGTACAAATGGAGTTCCCGATGGCCTTCGGTTTCCAATTACGAAACAAGAACGTTGAGCGTGGAACTGATCAAAACAGTACGCAGGCCTCGATGAGTGAATTGCAAAGGTTAATTGATTACTACAAATCAAAAGCGGAGTGGTATGCTGAAAGAATTACACGTTATATTTTAACCAATATCACCGATTTCCCTGCCTATCAATCTCCGAGCGGGCAAATCGATACTATATTACCTAACCGACGCAATTACACTGCGGGTTTGGTGTTAGATAATTACGGTTGTTGTGGTGATTACGCTAAGCGTTACCAAGCTAACTTCAATCGGGATTGTGACTGTTATTGAAACTTATGAGTTACCACAAAAAGAACGTAGAAAAGTTACGGGTTTACCTATCAAAAGACAAAGATGCAAAGTTGGAACACGATAAAAAGAAGCTTAAAGGAGTTCAGCGAGAGCCATCCGCTCGTTAATTCGTTCGGCACGGGTAACATTCTGGACCCTGATAGCGCACAAATAACCAACTTTGTTACTCCTGAAATCGATCGGGTGTATTACCCTTTGGTTTTCGCTACGTTGGACGGTGCGAGGTTTGGTAGTAATTCAGCTACGTTCACGGTTGGATTGGTGTTCATGGATAAGATTGAGGAAAGCCAAAAGGTTGCTGATCGTCCTACGGGTTCAAATGCTTTGAACTTTCAAACGCTACAACCCGACGAAGTCATGAGCGACATGACTCAACTGGCAGGGGATTTCATGATTAAATACCAACGGACTTTTGGCAATGACTTTGATATTTCCGTGGATGCTAACGTGGATTACTTCGTGGATAGGTTTGGCGATCGTGTTGCGGGATGTAGAGCGGTGGTATCGTTTAACGTTCCACTCGCTTTAAGTATTTGCACCATACCGACTGAAATGAACCCCGATGTTTGTTACTTTGGAGGCGTGGAAGCTACGAATGAAATCGACCTTTACGATGGTAGCACGATAGCGGTTGCACCAAACCAACCGATTAACATTACCTTTGATGGTGGGGCGGTTAGTAACTTATTCCTTTGGTTTGCCGTTCCTTCAAATTATTCGTTTTCGCATTGGTATCGAAGCGCATTCGACCAAGGTTCATTCGTGGATTTATTCGAAGTTTACGATACGCAAGATGGGTACGATATTTACGTAACAAGGTGGCAAACGGAAGCAACCGTAAAAATGACTATACAATGATTAGACTTTCAGATAATTTAGAAATTAACAAACCCGCACCAGTCGATGACCGATTGGGTGTGTTTGTTTCCACTGCTTCGGCTTTGAGTTCCATTGCAGAAGACCGACGTTATGTAGGTTTGACCGTTATTGTGGACGATGGAAGCGGAGCGGTTGAGTATTGGTTTAAAGACGGTGTGACCGATAGCGATTTGGAAGCTAAGTCAACGGGTGGTGGCGGTGGTGGTGTACCTTACACGGGTGCAACGCAAAACGTTGACCTCGGCACGTACAATTTAACCGCTGATCAGTTAGCGTTGAATGTAAACCCTACGGGTGCGCTTTCAGTTGGAATGACTGAATGGAACGATAGCCTTGGAAGTTCACAAACACTTTTGAAAGGTGGATCGGTTACGTTGAAAAACGGCGTTGATTTAGTTGCACGTGTTGTAAATAAGGTGAACCCAAATACCACATTAACGAAAGCAGAATACCAAGTTGTAAAGGTTACGGGAGCGCAAGGCCAAAGGTTAGCGGTTAATTTAGCGCAAGCCAATAGCGATCTTAATTCAGCCGATACACTCGGAGTGGTAACGGAAACAATCGCACCTAACCAAGAAGGTTTTATTTTAACCGTTGGTCAACTTGAAGGCATCAACACCACGGGAAGTTTGCAAGGTGAAACGTGGAACGATGGCGATGTGTTGTACCTAAGTCCAACAACTGCGGGGCGCATGACTAACATTAAACCAAACGCTTCTACGGGTCACATCGTGGTTCTTGGTTACGTGGAATATGCGCACAATAACAACGGGAAAATCTATGTAAAGATCATGAACGGGTGGGAGTTAGACGAACTTCACAACGTGTTTATCAACCCTGCAACGTTAGCCAATAACGATGCTTTGATTTACGAAAGTTCAACCGACCTATGGAAGAACAAGCAAGTAACCAAGGCTATGGTTGGACTTGGAAACGTGGACAATACTGCGGATGCAAGTAAGCAATTTACAGCGTCCCAAATTACTTCGGGTACATTCGATAAGGCACGCCTTCCTAAAATCATTCCTGCGGTTGCTATTGCCCCATCAGCATTTACTTCGGGAAATACTACCGCTGAAATAATCATGTCAACTTTGACCATTCCTGCAAATACTTTGAACGTAGGCGATGTGATTCGTATTTGTGGGTTGATGACTTATAATACAAACGGAACAAAGTCACTTCGTGTTAAGTTTGGAACTACAACTGCGGGGGCTACTTTATATTCACCCTCAACATTAGGGGCTTCTATTACATCAACACAAATAGATTTACTCGCAGTTGTAACCTTGTCAACAACTTTAAGATTTGCAACAAATACGGTCACAAATAATACCATTTATGGTAATAACGGTGGAGCATTGGTTAGCCAAACCATTGACCGTACTCAACCGATTAGCTTTATTATTACCGTTGCAAAAACAACTGGGTCTGATACCGTTACGTGCGAAAGTGCTTTCCTTGAAATTATTACATCATGATTTACGCAGTCACTAATTTAGAAGGTGTTACCACCTATGATTTAACCTTTGAGGATGCAATGAAATTGTATGTTGAAGGTTCACGTCTTTGGGCTTCCGAAAACGGTGGCCAAGTTTACTTTGAAATCTTTGTGCCATGAAGCAGTTACTACATGACCTCGGCATTAACCTGGGGTTATCCTTTGCGGGCTTTGCGGGTTCGCTTGTTATGATTGGAAAGAAAGAATTTTCATGGAAGAAAGCATTGGTGAGTATTCCAAGCGGTGTATTCAGTGCGAACTACCTTACTCCTATCGTGGTTGAAGGTTTGGGCATGGAGAACGGATCAGCGGAGTACGGTATCGCTTTTATCATGGGTTACCTTGGTTTAAAAGGAACAGAAATTTTTGCAACTAAATTTATTCAAAATGAAAAATCTAAAAAACCTGATGCCTAAAAAGGCTAACGAAATGAGCGTTTATGAAAGAGCGACGGCTGAAACCCCTCCATTTTTTAAGAAACTGCGCACTATTGGGATTGTGGTTGGTGTGGTCGGGGGTGCTTTGGCTACTGCACCAGTTTCGCTTCCAGCGTCGATTGTAGCTTTGAGCGGTTATTTGATCACGGCGGGTACAATTATCACCACCGTTTCACAAATTACTGTTGACGAGAACAAATAAAGTCGTATATTTGTAGCAGATAGCACGGTTTTCGTTGTTTTCGTAGTTTAATTTTTTGGTTAGACCCCTGAGAAATCGGGGGTTTTTTTATGCCATTGAAAAAATAATTTCATTTTTTTTCGTAAAAAGTTGCACAATTAAATTTTACTGCTTTACTTTGTAATACCAAAGACAAACAAACTAAAAAACAAAGCAATGACAACCAAAAATTTAGAAAACAAGCTTAACAAAATGGGAGTTAATTTTAAAATTGTTCAATACAATGAATTTAATTGCGATTATGTTTTCATGATTAACGGAAAAACTTACCAAGCAGGATTCAACGTAAGGGATAACAAAATTACAGATTATTGCCGTGCAATTGGTTATTGCCAATCAAGCCAAGAAACACAAAGAATTTTCTTTAAGAATTTCAATAAAGTTTTAGATAACGCAAATTCATAAAAAAACGGGGGGTGCGCATCCGTAACGCACAAACAAACCAAAAAACAAAATGAACAAAACGCAAACAACCATTTGGGGAATCGTAACGCTTTTAGTGTTTCTCCTAACAAGAAACCCATTCACACTTATTTACATGATGTTTATAGGTGCTTACATTTCAAAAAGAATTGAAACCAAAAAATCAAAATAATATGAAAACAATGAACGACAAAATGTTTCCAGTTGACGCTTTGCGCTTTTGGAAAGTGAAACCAAGCTATGACAAAACGTGTGTAGGTTGGGAAATCTTTATTGGTCACGCACACTCCGATAATATGTGTGACCCTTTAAGCCATTACATTTTCCAAGATGTTACTGAAATGTTCAAACACCTTCGAGGGTACATCGATCACGAAGAGCGCCACGTTGGAGAACTGCTTAACGAGGTAATCCGATGGGATATGAAGAACTCAGAGTTGTGCGTTACCGATGCAAGTTTCAGTGAGCAAATTGGAATCGGTGTAGCAATCAGTTTTAAAATGAATTTTAACACGGTAGAAAATTATTCAATCATATTTAGCTATTTCAAATGAGAGAACTTAAACAAATGAAACGGGGGCGTAAACCTGCACGCCCCTTGGTTTCCACGGCCTTAGCGCAACGATGGGAGCAAGTAAGAAACGAACGGAAAATATCCGTACACCGATTGCCAGTTAGCCCACCAACTTACCGAAAGGTAATTAACACGGGGTACTGCGATCAACAAACCTTGGTAAAACTAACTAAATTTTTTTTATGATTAGCAAACACATAACACTAACCGAAGCCACAAAGAGCAACACGGCAACCCGTTTGGGAATCAACAACACACCAAACCAAGCAACCATTGAAACCATGAAGCTAACCGCTGAAAAGGTTTTCGAACC